AAGACGACGTTGATTCAAGTTCTAAAATGCCAGCTTACGTTTTGAAAGAAACGGAAGAGGATTCTATGTCCTTGTCTGCTTATCGTCGTAAAATCCGATCGATTTATAAATCGATTCGAAGAGCTGGCTCGTCGTCCAGCTTCACCGCTGAGGAGGAAAAATGGATAAAACCCATAGACTTTAGCTTTGCTTTCGTTGTCTCTTGTCTTCTTTGGGTTGCTCAGGCGAGCTGGTATGTTATACCAACTTTCTTGGGCTTTGCCCTCCCTCTTCCTCAGATGTCCTTAATAAATTTAGCCTTAGTTGCTTTTGGTTACACAGGAGTGTACACAACTCTTGCAGGTGGATGGGTTCTACCCATATGTTGGTTTGCTTTTGTCAAATCTTTCATCTGGGATTGGATACCATCCAAATTTAGGTATTATTGGGAGCTTCGTGCAACCGCTACCTTAACTGCAACGATTGTTACAACCATTTATACTGTTGTCAGTTTTCCAATGGTTGTAGGATATCATATATTCAGTAATCTAGGTGGATTTGTTGGAAGAATTTTAGGTTTTTCCAAGAATATATCTAAACGCATAGGTTTTGTAAATCGAGTTCGTTTGACCATTAAAGGATTTGTAAAAATCTGGGCCCTTATTCGTTATTACTCATACGTTTATCAAATTCCATTTATTTTTATTGGATCATTTTTCTGCTCTTTCTTTGTCACCAGGCAAATACTATATTTCCGGACATACGCCAACTTCATTATGTACATTGAACAGGTCAAGAAGGGCTTGAGGGTTCAATACCAGCAAGCTCGTCTACAACGTACAAAATTGGAAGCTGACGTCGAGGATCAATCTGACCCACTACCAACCATCATCCAAATCGAGGACATAGAAGATGATGCTGCCTCACATATGGAAGACCTAGCCGCTTGTGAGACTGTCCCAGTGCTTGGCGAAGCATTTTTGTCAAAAATCGAGGATGATAACATGCCAGTTACCAATCAAGGTAAGGCAAGTTTCTTAACTCGTGTTTCTGAACAATTTGCTGCCGAGCCCAGATTTGTCCAATCTTCTACTCAGTTAGGCCAGATACTCACGACCCAAGAGAGTGGTACCACCTTACTTTCAGGAGAGAAGTTAGACGAAAAACCCAAAACAAATCTTCATAACATCCGATATACCTCCGACATGGGAACCATGCCGTATGAAGGTCCCCGGATGTTTGGTAAGCCACAATTTTGGACTATGTGGATTGACGCTTTTGTCAGCGTTCTGTCTTTATCTACCGGAGTGACATACTTTGCACAAAAGATGGCCGGTAAAGGTAAAAGTATGCAGAATTTTGTTCATGATATTCGAGCAATCGAATTAATTGGACATGTTGTCAAAAGTTTGTTCAAAGCATATAGATTTTTGTTTGGGAGTGCTAACTTTAATACTGAAGTCGGCTTGATGCAAGTCGCCGACGCGTGGAAAGTTTTGGATAATACTGAAACTCAGTATAAATCTTTATACAAAAAAGATATGATCCCACTACGCGACAAAGATAATAATGTCGTCACTGAGGAAATCACGGACTCTGACGGTAACAAAAAACGTGTTACTGTCTTTGTAGAACGCGATCTAACCGGCACTGCGGAAAAAGCTGCTGCGAAATTTACACTCAAAGTCCGCTTGACCGCAATGTGTACCGGGGCTGTCCTTGGGATGGCTGTTGCTTATTGGGTTCATAGAATTACTGATTGCCCCACCTTCATCAAGGATTTTGGAAAGAAGAAATACTCCACTAAACTTGAGGCGTCTAAGAAAGGTAAAAATAAACGTGGACGTGGAATGATGAAATCTAGAGTCGGCAAAGGTATCTCATACTCTCGTAAAGCATTATCAAAAATTGATTACGATGTAGACAGATCTAAAGCTATTTACAAGCGCAATGCTGATGGTAGCTTTGATTATGTTGAGAAGAGTTTTGTCCTGGCTAATACAGGTAGCTATCGTTTTCTGTATAATGATGATTCAATTAAAGATATTGATACATATGACGATAGTAACGGTGATGATTCTTTCAATTATGCTACTGGCCGTGATCGTAACCGCGAGTACATTTCTGAAAGAACCAGAACCGGACGTCTTATCAAAGACGATAGCGACCCTGTTCATTTCCGTTCAAAAACCGGTCGAAACTGGTCTGATGATCTTGAGTCTAGTCCTAGCACTTTGACGGCAAAGATCACTGAGATCGAGAATCCACCGATGACCATCCCTCCGACGCAAACAACAATGGATACCGCGATGGACAACAATAGTATTATGTCGAATAATACCACAGAATTGACGTCGTGTGATCATCGTGTTCAACCGATAGATAATACCATTATTATTTATTTGCAGAGGCTCGAAGCTGAAATTAAAGAATTAAAAGCAACGAGACAGGATGATGTGACCGCTTATCGACCAAAGTCAAAAGAAGATAAGATGTCAAAAACCAAATTAGAAGCTGACACAATTCGTGCACAAAATGAAATATTGAAGCACGAATTATCTGAGATCAAAGCTCGACTTGAATCTATGGCTCAAGGAGACATCTTTACGCCCCCCGAAAGGAGGAAGAATGTACCTGGTGTCCCCGACTATGTTCAAAAGGTTATGACTCCACCTGATCAAAAGCTCGAAAAGGCCGTATCGTTTAAAACACCAGTTGATGATTCACAGTCACCGGAAAATAAACGAGTACAGCAAGTTCTTGAGCAGACCAATCGTGAAGACGCAGCCGAAATAGTGCGCAGATGGATTCAGGCTGGCCGTCCTGATAATTATCGCATTCCCACCGATTTTGGTAATCGTAAATCAAGGAATGCTGCTAAAACAATAATTGAAAAGGAACAAAAACTTGTTTCCTTGAAAGGGAAAGAAAAAGTTTTAACTCCAGCCCCTGTCCAAGAACTCAAAGAAACGAAAGTTACAGCAGGACCATCCGAATCAAGGATGCGTGAACAAAAACCTGCTATCAAGAACAAGGAATACGTCCGGCAAATTCTTCAAGGCAATATTAGCATGGAAGCCGACATTGTTGAAACAATTCTAGAAGAAAAACTAGAGGCCAATGTCAAAGGCAGCTATCAATTTCCTATGAAAGCTTGCTCAGCACTTGTAGATGTTCAGACCCATGAGAAGAAACACATTGCCGACGCTCTTTGTGTAGGCAATAAAATGATTTTCAATGCTCATGTCTGGCAGATTATTCAAAAGGAGGACAAAAATCCCATTTATGTTCCTTTCGGTTCAGTGTCAACCTTCTCTATTGACAAAAATGCTAATTATGAACAAATTTACCATCTTGGTAAGCAAACAGAACTTGTTCTAGTTAACATTCAACCCCAAGGGTTGCTAAAACCAGGTGCCCTTAAAGCGAAAGATTTTGGCTTGGCTGAACCCAATACCCCAGTCCTTCAAGTAGGATGGTGGTATAATGGTCTCAAAGCTTCCCAAGGTCTTACAGGAATTCGAGATGTCGGAGATTATGGCCCACAGCAACGTGTCGGCATAGCTTCGATCACTGGCGATTGCGGTTGTATTTATATTAATCCCGCAGGAAAAGTCGTCGGTTTCCATTTCTCGGCTGGAAACGGAGCAACTTACAATTGCTTCGTCCCTTTCCACCCGGAAATGGTGAGTTCTTTTTTCGCTTAATGGGGCCCCTAATTCGGCCCCTTATGGTCCCTCAGTATGAGGGTACGTACCGCCGTAGCGGACAACCAAGCTGCCCAAGTTGGTTCTACGACGGTATATGTCAGGGTTTTGATGTAGTTGACGTGATGCAGGGAAGACCGATCGGTAAGTCCGATTTTGTTGAATCCCCGTTTCTCGACAAATGCAAAGATGTCTCTTACGCCCCTACTGTTATGACCGATTATGCCATGTACCGTGGCTTACAAAAATTTTCTGTTGATCGCCCTACGACAGAAACGGAGCTCGTTCATGAGTTAGTTCACTATCTCAGAGAATGTTATCTACCACACTTCGATGAAGTAGAAGTCCTAAATTTCTACACCGCCATAGCTATGGCCGATATCACTAAGTCTCCTGGACATCATTGGTTCTTTAAGTTCACCACCAAAGGTGATGTTCTTAATGATGCCGATGCATTTGATCTCTTATATGAATTGGTTCGTGCAATTCTAATGGGAATCCCAGTTGACTGCTTGTTCTCGGGAACCTTGAAGACTGAGCTAAGATCTTTAGCTAAAGTGCTTTCTCAAAGCACTCGTCTTTTTCAGGCAACCTCATTTCATCATCAAATCGCTGCAACCATGCTATTTTATGATCAAAATCAGTTTATGCGTTCCGCGCTTATGGAGGCACCTTCCACTATAGGTGTGTCCATGCCCGGAAAACAATTTACTCTTTTGTTTGAAAAGTTGAACAAGTTTCCAAATGGTTTCGACGCCGATGGCGGTTCGTTCGACGCATGTGTTAACCTGACGTATGCTCTAGCCGCACGTGAATTCCGGAAGACCACGATTCAAAAAGAATTTTGGCCAGCCGTTGATCATATTTACGATTGCGTTTATCAAGGTTACACTTATTGCGAAGGACTTGTAGTTCATGTTCCTGGACAAAAAAGTGGCTGGTTCAATACTGGTGAGGATAATAGTCTCATCAATATGTGTGCCTTTTTTGATGCTTGGATTCATCTTTGTCCCGGTCTTAATATACAAGAACATGTTGTGTATTTTGTTAATTCGGATGACTTGATATTTTCAGTATCAGATGCAGCAGTCTTGCAATTCAATATCACAACCCTACATCAATTTTTGTGGGTTCGTGGTCATAATATTGAATCTCCTCGACTTGAACCAATCAGTCCACTTGATCTTAACTACTTATCCCATCACTGTATTATGCGTGATATCCCTCAGCTTAATATTAGTGTTAAGATCGCAGCCGGCAATTATGATAAAATCAATAGCGCATTTGGCTATTGTAGATCCACTGAACCTCTTATGCTTTCACAACGTTTATGTGGGTTAATATTTAATGCCTGGGCCTATCGCGATCTATGGGAATATTGGAGAGTAGAAATACTTCGTTGGATGAAGCTCCATCCCCAAGTACCTAAAGATGAGCCCATTTGGGCTCTTCTTCATAGGCTATGTCACGATGAGACTTTGCCTCTTCAAGTTCATTTGGCTTTAGAAGGTCCATTTTTTACCTATCGAAAGTCACTTGAAAGGATCTGCAATGATCCAGCGTTGCTTGGTGATCTGGGTGTTAACACGCTCAGATTTATCACTGACAATTAACAGACGAGCTTTCCCTGAAAAGGGATCTGGAAGCCAGGATGTGTGTAACAGCCATCTTAGCTCGGTAAATAAGTTTTGCAATTAACTTGATCCATATCTATATTTGGTCGTTAAAGTTAACTCGCCAAATAAAAAGAAATGAGTCAAGTGAATGGCAAAGCAGCGCCCAAACAAAACGAAGAAAACAACGACAAAGTTAAAACGGGAGACAAACCAAACACTGAAGGCGGTGGAGAAGTTAACAAGGCAGGTCAATGCCTTAAAGGCAATCCAACCCCGCCGAGGCCCCGTAAAACAAGACGGACTCTCACGTCGACAACGCGCGATCTTGAGGTCACGTGTACCTACCGGCTCCCCTTCGAACTCCATACCTGTTCAAGGTGCCGCTGTAATACAGATGCCTCAACCTCGGTTCAAGATGCAGAGGATTGGTAGATCGTCCATGGGTTTCGACACACTTCATATCCTATTATGTAATATAATAGCTGATGGTGTTGCTGATATCGAACAAGTGGTTGGTCAAACAACTTTAACTGCAACATTCCAATTAGGACCCCAGCTTTTCAGTAAGATGCCAGCCTTGGCAGCATTATTTGACAGTGTTCGATTCAAATCGTTCAATGTTACTTATGCCCCAGCCCAAGGATCCTTACAAGCTGGTCAAGTTCTTGCTTATTGGGATTACCGAGGTGATGATCCCGTCACCACATTCCAAGAGGGAGGCGACATGCAAGATGTTTGCTTCTCTCAAGTTTTCACCCCATTCTCTTGCCCCTATAAGGTGCAATATCGAGAGGAAACAGATGAATTTGTGCCGACAACATCTGCCACGTTTTACAAACCACCTCAACAAACAAACCCGCCCCGTTTCGTTCTTATGATGAAGGCTTTACCGCCCGTCACAGCCGATACAATCCTTGGTTCTTTTATAATCCAGTCGGAGCTGGAATTTGTGGGCCGTCATTAGTACACCATGTACCGTGCCGGAGACATCGACCCGCCTCCGTTTAGGGGGTGGGTCGGTAACAACAACTTACTCTCTAACACCAGAGGGCAGGTTGGGATCGACAGTTTCAATTGGACAGTACCCCAGAGTATTGAGACGGGTAGTTGGCTTAACAACCAACATACCTGGACTTCACTCAGGAATCCGAGTGGTATCCGTACTCTGGTCGACCCGATTTTCGCCGCTGCCGCTGCTATCCCAGCAGTGGCGGCTGGCAATTGGGTCTATGATACAATATACACAGAATCAGCCGCCAAGAAGCGCCACGCTAGACAAACCGGAGGAAATCAGAACTCTGCTTTGTCCTCTCGACGGACATATGATCGAGGAAATAATAATTCCGGAACCCCCAAATCATCCAATTCTGCAAAGAATTCTGGACGACTTGGACGAGCGACCAATGAGTTATATCGCCCCGAACAGAATGTCCATGGACTTGGAGAACGTAGTCAATTATCTCGAACAGGTGAGCGATTACATTCTCTGGGAGCAATACCAAGTATTACACAACGATTGCTTTCATCCAGACGACGTGTGCAAACAGCAAAGCTGCCTTCCAGCTTTTCGCGATCGAACTTTACAGGATCCAACGGATCTTATAAAGATGTTCCAGAGGTATACTCAGGGAGTGAGGGTCCACCTTTACACTCTGACATTCCAGGAGCATACATTCCTTCCCGAGAAGCTTATGGCTACGATATTCTACGCCCTAACGCCGTACAATTCAACGGACCCGGATGGATATCGTACCCTACAGCGCCGGATGCAACACGCCTGGGCTGGGATCGACTGGCAGCAAACCGGGGATCCGGAACGAATATACGACCCGAAGCCTCCCAAAGAGGCTCCGCAGGAACTATTAGTTCTGGAGGGACCGGTTTGCAGACCGACAGACGAATACTCAGTAGCGGACACAACGTTGGAGGAGTCCATAAACCTTCTAACTTTGTTGCCCCAATGAATTCCACTACACCTGTTACAGGGGAGTGGATAATAGCACCGTTTATTGGTTCAGCTTCGGCTTTGGCTAATGAGCGACAGCCATTTTCACAAGATATTGTGTACGAAAAATTCACCATTCTCCCACCAGATGGTGATATACCTTGTGTTTTAACCCTATCTGATGGTTTTAACCCAGTACCTATCAGCAATGAACCTGGAGTCATCCTAGAATCATTGTTTTCACCATATTTTCTGAATACTCAACTTAAAATGGTTCCTGGGGTCCATGGAGTCGTTCCCTCAATCACCCCCATAGTCTATAACAATAGCCTTGGGATTGGTTGGGATGTGGACTCCACCCAGTACCATGTTGACACAGGAATTGACAAAGTTTTACTTTGGATAAACTGGCGTTATGACGTATCTATCACTTTTTCAGGAACAGTTAGTAGCTCTTTTCCTGCCATCAATTGGACTATTGGACCAGCAATTAAGGTCTATGATTCAATTCGTGACATACCACCACCCATAAGCTCATATCATCAGATGCTTTCTGAGACTCGTAGGGTTACCGTTAATCCGGCTAACTTAGCGACTATCAAACAGACTGGTAGCTTATCTGGTTTTGTGGTTGTTGATGGAGGAACAGCAACTGAGATAGCGAATTGGGATTATGGATCTAAAAATATCCGACTTCAGTGCGGTATTATAGTTAAACCACTTGCGACCACTAATTTGACCGCGGTGATGAACTTAGATTCTTATCAACCAACCAATGAGCCTGACACAGATGTTATCCCAGCTAACAGCCTTTCCTATAAAGTTATAGGTCTTAATCCATATTCAGGAGTTTCAATTCACAATACCGTAAAGAACTTGACGAAATTACCTTCAGTGCCACAAACCCCATTGTGGGACGTTCCATATATCGGATATACCGAAGTTAGTAATAGTGGTGAGGAGCAATCCCCACGTACACGGTTACAAACCGAAGAAATCCGAGAAATCGAGCGTCACCATTGGGAAGAAGACCCCGACCCTTCATCAGAAGAGGAGAATGGATCTTACCCCTCAGACGAGGAGACTGATGAAATAACCGAAGAAATTTCTGATGAAACAGAAATAACCGAAGAAATTTCAGCAGCCTCTGATAGCAGCGGTGAAGACGAATCTGAACGTGAACAACGTCCAGGTAAGTGTACCTGTTGCGACTGGGAG